TACTACTACGCACGATCGGACTCCCTGGCATTTCACGAATACGCCCTCGAGCCGGAGGACGACCGCGACGATTTAGACCTCGTCAAGACCGCAAACCCGGCCTCCTGGCAGACCGTCGACGAACTCGGGAAGCGGCACTCCTCGCCGACGATGCGGTCGTGGGAATGGGCTCGGTTCGCCTGCGGGGTATGGGTCTACGGCGAGGACACCGCCATTTCGGATACCGAATGGGCGGCCTGCGCCGATCACGACGCCGAGATCCCGGCCGGGTCCGAGACCGTTTTCCTCGGAGTCGATATAGGTCTCCGTCGCGATACAACGGCCCTCGTCCCGGTATGGCAGGCCGACGAGGACGACCCGATGATCGTCGGGTATCCGACCATTCTCACCCCTCCCGAGGGCGGCGCGGTTTCGTTTAAGGAGGTCCTCGAGACCGTCGAGAACTACGCCTCCAGGTATCCGGGTCTAACTGTCGTAATCGACCCGAACGCTGGCGGGGAGCTGATCGCCGACCGGATCGAGAATGACTTAGGCCTGGACGTGACGATCTACTCACAGCAGCCCCGGCCGATGGCACTAGCCGCGCAACGCCTCACGACCGCAATCGCGACCCGGACTCTCCGGCACCCGGACGATCCCGAACTAAACCGGCACGTCCTCTCGGCAGTCCCGAAGACCGTCGGCGAGTCGTGGAGGTTCGGGAAGTCGTCGAAGCGGTCAGTCCCTAACGACGGAGTCATCGCCCTGGCGATGGCCGTCTCTCAAATCGCGGCCCCAGCCGCCGGTCCTTCCGTATATGAAGAAAGGCCCCTCGTCGTCCTATGACCTACGTCTTCCTCCTCGGCCTCGCCTCGATCGTCGCCGGGACCGCCCTGATCTATCCGCCCGCCGCCCTGATCGTCGCCGGTCTAATCGCCGCATGGGGCGCCCTCCGGCTAGAGGAGACCGAATGAGTCTGCTCGGTCGTATTCGGGGTGAGACCCGTTCAGCGTCGATCTCAGCCCCTCCTACATGGCTAATCGAGGCCCTGAACCCGGGCGGGAAGCTGATCGGGAAGCCGGTCACCGTTGACACCGCCCTCGGCCTCGTTCCGATCTACTCGGCCGTCTCCCTGATTTCCGGAGCGGTCGCGACCCTGCCCCTGGTCGTCTACCGCGACGACGAGCGGGTCGAGGATCTCCGCTCGGCGATGCTCCATAAGCAGCCGAACCCGGAGATGGCCGCCGATGAGGTCTGGGAGATCGTCACGTCGCACCTCCTCCTCTGGGGGAACGCCTTCCTTTACAAAAAGCAAGGCCCCCTCGGAGTCTCCGAACTCTGGCCGATCAGTCCTCGTCGGATGAACGTCGCCCGGATCGACGGAGTCCGGACGTTCTTCGTCGACGGCCGCCCGTTCTACGAAGACGACATCCTGCACATTCGCGGCCTCTCCGAAGACGGCCTCCTCGGTTATTCGCCGATCCAAGTCAACAAACAGGCGATCGCGAACGCCCTCGCGCAGCAGGGGTTCGTCGCCGAGTTCCTAAACGACGGAGGCCGGCCATCGGTAATCCTCCGGCACCCGCAGCACCTCTCGACCGATGCGGCCCGACGGCTGAAAGCGTCATGGGACTCGGTCGGCTCCGGCGGGACCGCCGTCCTCGAGGAGGGGATCGAGGTCGAGCGATGGACGATGCCGCTCGCCGATGCTCAGTTCGTCGAGCAGCAGCAGTTTTCCGACCTCCGCATCGCGCAAATGTTTAACCTCCCGCCGTCGAAGCTCGGCGCGAAGTCGGGCGACTCCCTGACGTATTCGACGACGGAGCAGCAGGGGCAGGACTTCGTCACCTATTGCCTCGCCCGATGGCTGAAGCGGATCGAGGCCTCCCTCCGCCGAGACGCCGAAATCCTTCCGACCGGCTACGAGCCCGAGTTCCTCGTCGAGGGACTCCTCCGGGCCGACACCAAGACCCGTTTCGAGGCCTATCGGGTCGCGATCGAGTCGGGATTTATGACGATCGACGAGGTCCGCCAACGCGAGAACCTCCCGACCCTTGACCTTCCTCAGATTGGAGAAACGAATGACCCCTCCGCCTAACCCTCCCGCTCCGGTCGGCCTCGCCGAGATCCGGGGCCTGGAACTCCGCGACGCCGCCCCTGACCCTGACACCGGGGCCGAGCGGTTCGAGTTCGTCGGACACGCCGCCGTATTCGACTCCCTCTCCGAGAACCTCGGAGGATTCAGGGAGCAGATCAAGCGGGGCGCTTTTAAGGATGTCCTCGACCAGGACGTCCGCCTGCTCGTCAACCACGACCCGAATATGCCCCTCGCTCGGGGCGACGCCCTGAAGCTGACCGAGGACCCGACCGGCCTCCAGGTCCGGGCGCTGATCCGCTCCGACCTCTCCTACGCCCGGGACCTCCGGATAAACCTCGAGGAGGGCAACGTAACGCAGATGTCGTTCGCCTTCGGGTCCGACGTGGAGGACGACTGGACCGAGGCCGACGACGGGGTTCTGATCCGGACGATCCGGAGGTTCGGTTCACTGTTCGACGTCTCGCCCGTCACCTATCCGGCATACCCGGCGACCGACGCCGGCCTCCGGGCCATCTCCAGACTTACCCGAGGGGAAAACCTCTCGGACGAGGAATGGGAGGCGATCACCGCCCTCCGTTCCGACTCACCGACGCCGGACGCGGAAGAACGCAACGACGGGGCCGATGCTCAGGAGCCCGTCGTCGAGGTCGCCGCAACCGTCGAGCAGGCGGAGGTCGAGGAAACCGACGACGGCGGAGCCGGTCTAACGACCGAGGCCGCCGCCCGTCGACTCCGGCTACTCACCCGCAGGGCGAGGGCCTAACGACCAACAACACGAAAGGAGAAACGCAAATGAGCGTTTCCATCATCGAGGACCTCCGCGCAAGGCGGAAGGGCCTCCTGGACGAGATGCGGAGCATCCAGTCCACCGCCGAGGCCGCTGACCGCGACCTCACCGCCGAGGAGTCGCAGGACTTCGACAGGCGCGAGGCTGACTTCGACGCCATCTCCGGCAGGATCGACCGCCTGGAGAAGCTCGAGGGCCTCGCCGTCGACTCGCAGCGTGAGAACCCGGCACTCGACGACAGCGCCGACGCCCCGGAGATTTCCAGGGACCCGGCCGAGGTTCGTGAGATCGAGCGTCGGGCCTTCGAGAAGGTCCTCCGTCACAAGGGCGATCTCTCGAGGCTGGACCGCGATGAGCGGGCCGCCCTCCAGGTTGGCACCGACTCCGAGGGCGGGTTCACCGTTCCGGACGCCTTCCTGCGGCAGATCGTCGAGTCGATGCGGGAGTTCGGGGTTATCAACGCCCTGGCGACTCACATCACGACCGCCGACAATGGCGAACTCGAAATCCCGACCGTCGCGACGAACGCGACCGCTGTCTGGACCGCTGAGGAAGCGCCGTTCACTCAGGCCGAGGGGACGTTCTCGAACATCGTCCTGAAGGCCTACAAGGTCGGCGTCATCTCGCGGATCTCCGACGAGTTGATCGTCGACAGTGCGTTCGACCTCCTCTCCTGGCTCGCGAAGGATCACGGCGAGGCGCTCGGTCTGAAGACCGGGGAGGCCTACGCCGTCGGCGCGTCCAACTCGACGACTACCCCCCGGGGTCTCGTCAACAAGGCAGGCGTCGGAGTCACGACGGCGGTCAACACCGGCTTCACCGCCGACGAGTTGATCGACCTCCAGCACTCGCTCACCTCGCCATACCGCCCGAACGCGGCTTGGCTGATGAACGACGCAACGGTGAAGATCGTCCGGAAGTTCCAGGACCAGGACGATCAGTACATCTGGCAGCCCGGTCTCCAGGCCGGATCGCCCGACACCCTGCTCGGAGCGCCGGTCTACACCGACCCGCACATCGACACCGTCGCCGCGACGAAGAAGGTCATCGTCTTCGGCGACATCGAGAAGGCCTACATCATCCGGGACGTCGAAGGCGTCACGGTGAAGATCCTCGTCCAGCTTTACGCCGCAAACGGCCAGGTCGGGTTCCGTACGAGCCTCCGCACCGATGGCGACATTCGCGACGCAGCCGCCGCGAAGGTCCTCGCGATCAAGGCCTAACGGCCCCCCGATCCCTAGCCCCGGCCCCTAGCGGGTCGGGGCAGGGGGTCACCTTCTGAACTTCCCCCGAAAGGAACCGAACGATGAAAGTCAAAATGTTGACGTCCTTCGGGACTGCCGACCGCAACTACCACACGGGCGACGAGGTCGACCTCGACAACGAGCAGGCGAAAGCCTTCCTCGAGGCCGGGTTCGCTGAACCGGTAGGAAAGACCCCGGCGAAGCGGGCCTCGACTCGGAAGGCACCGGCCAAGAAGAAGGCCGAATGACACCGACGCCCTCGACGCCTACCAACTACACGGCACCGCCGGTCGTCTCCGTCGCTGACGTCGAGGAGTTCATCGCCGACATCGGACTGCTCGACCTGGACTCCGACAAGATTCAGGAGACCCGGGACGTCGCGACTGCCCGGATCGAGGACGCCTGCGGGGTCGCCTTCGTCGAGCGGGAGACCGTCGAGATTGCAACCGGCCGCGACGGGTTCGCCCTCCTCTCTAAGCCCCGAGTCATCGAGGTCCTGAAAATAGACAACGTCTCGGCCGTCTCCGGTCCCTACCCCGAGGGTCGGATACCTCTCGACGACGGCGATCACTCGATCCTCTACCGTCACGGATGGGAGGTCACCCCGCTCCCGATCAAGCGGGCGGTTCTTCTGATGACCCGCCACTACCTGACGACCGACCCGACAGACTTCGACGAACGGGCAACCTCCAAGTCAACCGAGATGGCCTCCTGGTCTCTCGTCACTCCCGGAGTCCGGGGCGCGATCTTCCCGATACCCGAGGTGAATCAGATCGTCTCCGACTACTCCTACGCCGGGGACGTCGTCTAGTGACTTCCCTCCCGACCGTCGAGGCCCGACTGTTCGACCGGATCTCCGAGGCCCTGGAAGACGAGAACGTCCGGGTCGTCGTCGGATACACCGAGGCCCCGGAACTGGTCGCGATTTTCTCCTCGGAGTTCGACCGCGACTACCGGCTACTCGGCCCGAACCCGGTCCCGCTCGAGGAACGGTTCAGGGTCGAGCTGTTCGTCGAAGTCCTCCGGCCCTCGGGTCGGGATATGCGACCCGCATCCGACCGGGCCTGGGAAATATTCGGCCTAGTCGAGGCCGCCATCCGGGAGGACGACGACCTGAACGAGATCGCCTTCGACTCCCGGTTCGAGAAGGGGTCGAGAGAGTTTTTCCAGACTGACAAGAAACAGGGAGCCCGTATCCGGGTAACCCTCGCCGGCACCGCCCGGATCTAACGAAAGGAGCGACCGTGAAGGTTCGCTACGAAGACGGCCCCGAGGTCGTCCTGATCGCTGAACTCGGCGTCCAGGTCGAGCGAGGCGAGACCGTCGAAGTCCCTACCGAAGTCGGCGAGAAGCTCGTCGAGCAGGGATGGGAGTCCAGCAAGTCCACAGCAAAGCCTAAGAAGGAGAACGACTGATGCCACACGGATCAGGCCTCGACGCCCAGCTTGGCGTCGGCAACGAAACCACCTACGGGACCCGAGTCGCACCGTCGACCTTCCTCCCGTTTGAGTCCGAGTCCCTCGCCCTGACTCAGGAATACATCGCCAATCAGCCGCTTATGAGCGGCGTCATGGTGCAGCCGCAGGGCTACCACGTCTCCTCGACCCGTTCGGTCGAGGGTTCGGTCGAGATGCTCCTCCACGATCGCGGAATGGGGAAACTGTTTAACCTCCTGACCGGCGACACCGTCACCTCAGTCACCCCCGGAGGCGCGACCAACACCCGGACGCAGACCTTCCCGATCGGGCTCACCTCGCCCGTCGGTAAGTCGGTTTCCTTCCAGGTCGGCCGTCCTGACGTGACCGGCACCGTCCGCCCGTTCGACTACCTCGGATGCAAGGTCACCGAGGCGACGATCGCGATCGAGGCCGGAGAAGCCGCGACGCTGTCCCTCTCGGTCGA